TGTTTATGTGATTGGCGCGGATGTGGCCGAAGGTCTTAGTTATGGTGACTACAGTTCGGCGCATGTTATTGATGCGACGACTGGCGCTGTGGTTGCCCATTGGCATGGGCACATTGAACCTGACTTGTTCGGCGAGTTGATGGCTGAGATTGGCTGGTGGTATAAAACAGCGTTGTTGGGCATTGAATCCAATAACCATGGTTTGACCGCCCTGAAGGCGGCTCAAAAACACGGCTACAGGAATCTTTATAAACAGCGTCGGTTGAACGCGGTTCGGGCTGATGCCTCGGATGTTTTGGGTTGGCGCACCTCGTCTACCTCTAAGCCGTTGGCGATTGACGAGTTGAATGCCGCCTTGCGGGACGGCAGTGTCAGGATTTTCTGTGAGAAAACTTTAGCGGAGTTGAAAACCTTTGTCCGTAAGGATAATGGTCGTACTCAGGGTAGCCCGCATGACGACCGCACTATTTCGCTGGCGATTGCTGTTCAGATGTTGAAGTATGTGTGGTTGCCTGAATACAGGGGGGATGTTTCCGTGCCCAAAAACAGTGTTTTGTGGTGGGAAAAGCATTTGTTTTCCGATAAAGGTGAGGGGAAAATGTTTATTGGTGCCCATAATGTTCGGAAACAAACCCCGTTTTGATGGTTTGGGAACGAAACCAGTATTGTTATGATGTCTTTTACCTGCCAAAATTGTGATGCCCAGTTCTCGGCTGAGCAGATGCCCCACAGAGGGGAAATCTGCTTTAAATGCCATGTAAAAACTATTCGTTTGGGTTTCACTTATGGTCAAGAGGATTTTCATGGGCCTACGGTTCGTGAGCGTCAGCGGCAGACCGTGGAGCAGGCAAAAATTAATGGCTATAATGCTGAGCCTGTGACTAACTGGATGTAATGCCGTGGAATGGATTGTGCCCATAATTGTTGCCGTAATTACTGGGCCTGTTGTGGTTATTCTGAATCGTTTAAGGCGTGAAAACAGTGAACAGCATGCCCACAACACAATTCTTTTGAAGTCAATCGGCAACAGAATAGACAAAGTTGCATCTAAATTGGACCAGCACATTGGCTGGCATGAAGGAAAAAGGAACTAAAATTAAATGGCCAGAAAATCAAATTTGGATTATCTGAAGCAATACAAACAGCGTTTGGATGCCAGCCGCCGCTGGCGTAAAGATGATGGCTATGATGCGACTTGGCGCAGACTGGTAGACATGTATCGCGGCTACCATTATGAGGATTATCGTGATGAGGACCGCCTGCTGGTGAACATTGCGTTTTCTACGGTGAACATTATTTCACCAAACATTTCGGTGAACTTTCCGAAAATTACGGTGAACTCGGTCAAGCCTGATGAGGCGGCTCAGGCGGTTGTTGCTGAGGCTGTGGTTAATTATTGGTGGCGACACAAAGACATTCGTTCTGAGTTTCGTCGCGCCGTTAAAGACGGCTTGATTTTTGGTCATGGTTGGATTAAGGTCGGCTACAGGTTTGTTGAGGAAGAAGTTGTCGGTGACGATGTTGACCCATCCGACCCCGAAGCCGAGGGTGGCGAGTCCCAGCCGATTACCGTTGTCCTAGAGGATAGTCCGTTTGCGGAGCGTGTGTCTCCGTTTGATGTGTTTGTTGACCCAGACGCAACCAGCATGAAGGACATTAAGTGGATTGCCCAGCGTATTCGCCGTCCGATTGCTGATGTTAAGTCCGATAAGCGTTATGCGAAAGCGGCTCGTGAACAGGTTTCCGTGATGGCGGTCAGCCGCTACGCGGATGACCCATCTCGCAAAAAGATTCACGACAAGAACGAGGGTTACGCCGAAATCTGGGAATTCTATGATGTGGCCGCCAAGAAAATGTCGGTGTTCTGTGAGACTTCCGAGCAGTTCCTTGTTAAGCCGATGCCGTTGCCGTATTCGTTCGGTCAGCCGTTTGTGATGATTCGTAATTATGATGTGCCTGACCAGTTTTATCCTGTTGGCGACCTAGAAAGCATTGAGCCGCTACAGAAGGAATTGAACGAGACGCGCACACAGATAATGAATCATCGTAAGCGTTACGCCCGCAAATACTTGTATAAGGAGTCGGCGTTTGACCAGTATGGTCGCGGGGCGTTGGAGTCGGATGACGACAATGTGATGGTGCCCGTCACCAGCGATGAGCCGTTGGGTTCGGTTATTGCTCCGATGCCTGCGGTGATTAACCCGCCAGAGTTTTATGACCAGACTAGTTTGATTATCGCTGACATTGACCGTGTTTCTGGTGTGTCTGAGATTCAGCGTGGCGGCTCACCTGAGATTCGCCGCACCGCTACTGAGGCCGCTTTGACTCAGGATGCTGTCAACGCTCGCACGGCTGATAAGTTGGCGATTGTTGAGCAGTCTATTGCTGAGGTTGGCCGCAGGATGGTGGCTTTGGCTCGCCAGTTTATGACTGGCGAACAGGTTGCTCGTGTCACTGGTAAGGATGGTGACCCGATTTGGATTCAGTTTGACCGTGATTATTTGGCTGGCGATTTTGACTTTGAAGTTGAGGCTGGTTCCACCCAGCCGCATAATGAGCAGTTCCGTCGCCAGATGGCTCTCCAGATTGTGGATGCGATGGCACCGTTCGCTGGTGCTGGTGTCGTTGACATGGCGAAGTTGGCTACTTATGTGCTTCAGCAGGGTTTTGGTGTGAAGAATCCTGATGAGTTTATGGCTCAGGCTATGCCGCCTCAGATGGCTGGTCCTGCGGGCATGCCTGCTGGCATGCCACCTAGCATGCCGCCTGCCATACCGAATCCCCAGCAGGCGACAGCGGAGCCGATGGGTCCGTTGACTGGTGACCCTGCGGAAATTCAGGCTTTGCTGGGTCAACAGGGGATGATGCCACCCCAATAGGGAACAGCATCATCTAATTGTAGAGCAACCATTATAGGACTCTAGGAGATAACACATAATGACTGATGAAGTCGTAAACACGCCGTCCGTGGAACCCGAAGGGTCACCCGTTTCGGAAAGCGTTTCAGAAGCCCCAGATACACCCATCCTTAGTGTTGAGGAATACTCGGATTACCGAGTTCCAGTCAAGTTGGACGGTGAGGAACTTCAGGTTCCGCTTAGTGAGGCTATTGCTGGTTACCAGCGTCAAGCAGATTACACGCGCAAAACGCAAGAGTTGTCGCAACAGCGTCAACAGTTTGAGTTTGCAACCGCTCTTGAGGCGGCTTTACAGCGTGACCCTGCCGCGACGATTAGCATGCTTGCCGACCATTACGGTCTTAGCCGTCAGGCTGTGACAGACATGGTGGAAAGCGGCGAATCCTTTGAGGATTTGGACCCAGTAGAGGCTCGTTATCGGGAACTGGACAACAGGATTGCTTCCTTTGAAGAATACCAGTCTCAACAGCAGGTAGAAGCAGAGGTCGCCAGACTGCAAGCCAAGTATCAGGACTTCAATGTTCAAGAAGTTGTCACCGCCGCTTTGCGTAACGGTAGCAATGACCTTGAAGGCACTTACAAACAGATTGCGTTTGACCGTATGATTGCAAGACAGAACGCTGAGCGTCAAGCCGCTGAGCAGAAATCACAAGCCGAACAGGCTGTGGTTGATGCGAAGCGTCAAGCCGCAGTGGTGTCGGGCGGAGCGTCCGCCACGGCAACCACAACTAGTGATTCTTTTGAGCCGATTCGGTCGGTATCTGAAGCGTGGGCGGCCGCCAAGCGTCAAATGAACATGCCCTAATTGGAATTCTAGTCTCTAGGAGAGAAAATGTCTAACCCGAATTTTGATGCGTTGCTTAGCACAACGCTCGCTAACTACCGTGACCAACTCACGGACAATGTGTTCACGGCACGGCCGTTGACCTACTTCCTCATGGATAAGGGTCGCATCCGCATGCTGAACGGTGGTTCCAAGATTGTTGAGCCGCTGATTTATGGCACCAACAGCACTGTTGGTTCGTACAGTGGATACGACAGCATTGCGCTGACCCCGCAGGACGGCATCACTGCCGCCGAGTACGACTGGAAGCAGTATGTTGCATCCATCAGCATCTCGGGCATTGAGGAAGCCAAGAACAACGGTGAGCAGGAAGTTATCAACCTGCTTGAAGCCAAGATTATGCAGGCTGAAGAGTCCATGCGTGAAGGTTTCAACCAGATGTTCTTCGGTGACGGAACTGGCAACAGTGGCAAGAACTGGAACGGTCTTGGAAACCTCGTTGAGGCTTCGGGAACCGTTGGTGGAATTGACCGCTCGACCGCCACTTGGTGGAGGTCGTACGAGAACAACTCGGCTGGTGCGTTGACGATTGCCAAGATGGCAACCGCCTACAACAGCGTGTCGGTTGGTAACGACCACCCAGACATGATTCTGACCACGCAGACCCTGTACGAGAAGTACGAGGCACTGCTCCAGCCAAACCTGCGTTACACGGACACCCGTACCGCTGACGCTGGTTTCCAAAACCTGTTGTTCAAGGCCGCTCCTGTGGTTTACGATGTGCATTGCGACTCTGGCGTGATGTATGTTCTGAACAGCAAGTACCTGACGCTTGTTGGTCACTCAGCCAAGTGGTTTGCTCAAACCCAGTTTGTGCAGCCTGAGGATGTGGATGCCCGTTACGCATTGATTATGTGCTACGGCAACCTGACCTGCCGCAACGCGGCCAAGCAAGGCAAGTTGACGGCCCAAACGGCCTAAGTTGGTTAGCGGGGGGCTTCGGCCCCCCGCATACTAAAGTCCCATAAACAAGAACATAAATCTAGGAGAATAGAATGCCACTTGTAGCAAACAGCACCGATGGTGCAATTTCCCGTAAGCGCGTTGAAGCGTATGTAGCCGCGGCAGAAAAGGCAACTGTTGTTGCCGCCGCGGACGAAGCAACCACTCAGTCTGCCGCCACTTTGTTGGCTGGTGGTCCCGTGGTTTACACGATGACCCCAACGGCGGGTCGTGCCCTGACCACCCCGACGGGTGCACAGTTGGGTGCCGCTGTAACCGATGAGGTTGTAGGTACTTCGTTTGAGTTCACGGTTGTGAACCTTGCGCCCGCAACCCACGCTGTCACTTTGACGGCTGGTGCATCGGGCGTGACGCTGGTTGGAGATGCGGTTGTTGAAGCCGCCACTTCGTCCACCTTCCTCGGTGTGTTTACGGCCGCTGACACGGTTTCCATTTACAAGAAGTAATTTCCTTCAGGGAACAAATCGGATAATGGCGGGGGACAGAAATCCCCCGCCATTTCCATTTAGGAGTTGATTATGCCGCAGAAGTACCGTATTTTGTCATCGCACGCAGATGCCAAGCCGAAGGCTGGCATTACCACCAGCAATTATCCGCCGAAGAAGAAGTCGGCTAAAAAGTCAATGAAGAAAGGTTACTGATTATGGCTGCTAAGAAGCGTGCAAAGCCAAGAATGTCGGAGCCAGACCCGAATCGTTTAATGTCGGCTCGTAACCCCAAAAAGCGTTATCCTGCAGATAACGTTCGGCCACAAAGGCCAGCCAAAAAGGCGGCAAGCCGACTAGGCGTTGGTTCTTCTGGGGCGGCAAAAACCCCGAAGCCTTTGCAGATTTCACCTGTTGGCCAGTCAACGACTGGTTCTTGGTCGCGGTCCAAGCCAAAGAACATCCCTAGTGGCTATAGGTTGCAAATTGCAATGTCGTATCCTCCTAAGTACCGTCTGGTTAAAAACCGTAGCCGTAGGAGTCGATAGTTATGGCCGCTAAGAAAGCACGTAAGCCTGCTATTGAGTCTAGGGTTGGTCATTCCGTTGGCTCTAAGCCAAAGTCTCCTGTGGACGACTTTGGTAAATGGATTGCTAGCAAAGGCGGAAAAGTTGTTCAGAAAGAAATAAAGACAATTAAGCGTTATGCCCGTGGAATCGGTTGGTCTGGCGATTTTGAAAGAAAAGGTCTTGATTCTGTTGTTGAAAAAACAACGGTGAAGGGCAATAAAAAGAAACTTGCTGACCATAAACGAGACATGTATTACAAAAAGCAAGATAAGTATGCCAGAACTTATGGTGATAGCAAGGGTCCGCATGAGCGTTTCTTTAAAGAAATGAATAAGGGTTCTGCTTCTACCAAAGAGTTCAACAAAAGGGCCAATGCGGCTTGGAATGCCGAAGTTGAAATTGGCCGCAAGCAGGGTAGCAGAACATCAAAAAGCACTAGGCGCTATTTATCTGGAAAAGGGAAAAAGTAGTTGTGAAGAAGCCTGTTATTGCTAATGTTGCTCGTCCTGAGGGTTGGAAAGATGATGCCGCTAAAGCGGCGGCAAAAGCAATAAGTAAACGTGCCGAAAAAGAATTAGCCAAACAAAAGAAGATTGTTCAAGAAACAGGGCGTAGGGCAATTTCTAGGGCAAAAAAAGATGTTGCTGACCCGAAGTATCGTGGCAAAATTTATGACGATAAGGGTGGGCTGACCAAGGAATACAAGGATTATGTTATGCGTAACATGAGGGGTAATTACTGATGGCTATGAAGAAGATGTCTGGTCGCCCTAAGGGCTGGTGGATGGATGAGTTGGCGAAGCGACTTGCCAAAGCCGTCAAGGCTGGTGACACGAAGTTGGCTAATGAGTTGCGCGA